TTTGTCCACGGGAATGAGGGGTAATAAAGAAGTGTGCCCCTTTCTTCCTGCGTCTTTTCCAGCTTCGCGCTGAAATACAAGTGCTTCCCCGGCCGATCGCCGAAGGCGCTGATGAGGTCGGTCATTTGCTCTTGCATTGCCCCGTATGCAGCTCAGCCATCCTACGCCGTTTTCTTCTCGCCGGAACGCACCACCGCCGCAATCTCGGGGATGGAATCCAGCGCCACGCTCTGATAGCCCTTCTACTCGTCGGGGCCGGTCAGCCACTGGTACGCTTCGTGGAGGTCTTTAATGCCGGTAATCTCGATGTACGGGATATCCGTCCCGGCGATGCTCAAAAGTCCGCCCTCCGCCGATAGAATCACCGGATTCGGCAGCGTCTGTATCAGGAACGTTTTGCCCGCTCCCGCCTGTCCGTAGACGAGGATTTTCACCCCGTCCGCCGCGATGGTGCTTGTTCGTTTCAGATTGATTGCCATGCGATTACCTCCTCGTGGTATAATTCGAGGCAAGGAAAATATCTCCTTGCCTCTCTGATTAGCTCCTCCTCTGGAAGCCCGGTAGCAGCCGGGCTTTTTCTATTCCTCCTCATCACCCGGAAGCACACTGTCCAAAAAATCCTTCAAGTCGTCCATCACGCCAGCCTCCTCAAAATAGCCTCGTTCGCTTCCGCTTCTTCGCCGTCCGTCATGTCAACAACTCGCTTGCCGATTCTCCGGGCATAGACGGATTCCATGACGCAGCCTGAAGAATTTCGCCAGTCGCCGAATAGCCAGAGTTCATCGGCCTTTTCAATGAGTCGCAGGCATTGCCCGAGCACCCAGTCCTGCGGCCCGTTGACGTCCTCGAAGCTGAAAGCGTGAATCGGCGACAAGATCAACATGTCCGGGTAGATTGCCTTGAGGTTTTGGCAGATGTCCGTCACGGCGTATTTATTTCGCCGCACGTCGCCGCGCAGCGGGTGCGCTACGTAGATTGTCTTCATCTTTTGTCCTCCCACCAAAGGATTGTTCCCATGCAAAAAACGAAGCCGGCGAGGAAAATAACGGCGTAGAGCAGCGCGTCCTTCACTTCACCAGCCCCCAAGCAAGGATGAGCACAAAACACGTCACGAAGCCGAGTGCGAACTGACCCATGCCATCATCTCCCTCATGTAGCACGCAAGCCAAATCTGAATATCAAGATCGCGCTTGTAACACTTCCCGCGGATATTCATGCCATCCTCGCCTCCCTAAGTTGGACTTCCGTGAAGCTCTCCTTCCACCCGGCGCGATGCTTGAAAAGCCAGAGCGGACGCCGCGCCTTGATCTGTCCCAAAAGCAGGAAGTCGCCGTACCGCTTGCCCGGCTCGTAGCCCTTGATTGGCGCGTGTATCGGCTTTTCTTCCTTCTCCTCCGATGGAGGGCGTACCCAGGTGTACGCAAATACCGTTGCTTCGGCGCACCCGAAGCGCTTTGCAATCTCCCTGTATGTCAGACCAGCGTCGCGAAGCCGCTGCATTTCCGCTTTGTCGTACTGGCTCCCACGCGGGTTGGTCTCGCCCCATTCGTGGTATTTTTTCGCGAGCGTGTCCGTACCGCACCCGTAGCGCTTTGCAACCTGTTCCCGCGTTTCTCCGCGCCGTTTAGCGGCGATGATTTCGTCCCTTACGGCCTCGACGCGCTGACTCGCCGGTAGCGGGTAGGGCTCGCCCCATTCATTGAGCGCCGATGCAACCTTTTTCGAGTTCACCCGGAGGGTCAAGGCGATTTCATGTTGCGATATGCCCCGCCTCCGCATGTCGAGGATGTCGTTTTTGTAGGCTTCCAGCGCCATCAATCCCACCCCGCAAACAACCCGAAGAGGATGGACCTTCGTACCGGAGGCGGTTCCTCCCCGGCGCGCTCGATCACCTCAAGCTCGCGCCGGGTGAGCCCACGTACCCAGAGCGGGAGCGGTCCCGGTTCCCGCAACCGATAAGCAAAATTTAACAGTTGGGGCGTCTTATACGGCCCGCTGATCGATCCCTTCCGCGCCATCTGTTCGAGTAATTGCTTCAAGCTGACCCGTCCTCCTTGCGAAATCTATGATCGCGATTCCAAACGCATCCAAGGCGGCGCGGTTATCGTCCGCCCATTTTTGCCAGCGTTCATCCCATGCCATTGCAATTCCTCCTTTGCCCGTCGCCGGACCAATCGTTCTCATTCGCCTTGTGCGGCACGCATGCAACACCGGCGGCGGGCTTGAGATAGCCCGCTCCTCGTGGATCTCTCGTTCTCAGCAAGAGGTTGGAGCGGAAAGATAAAGACACCGCCGGGAGGCGGCGGGGTTTAGCCTTGTGCGGCCTGTTGATTAAGGGATTCGTTTTCGACGTTTTGCCGCGCTTGCGCTTTCCTGATCTCCTGTTCCGCAATTCGCCGGTGCTCCTCAAGATTCAAGAACCCCTGACCTGAGTCAAGATCGCGAATAAACCTCCTGAGAATCTTGTACCCGTCGGAGATGTTGCCCTCCAAAGCAAGCACCAGGGTTCCGTCTTCGCATATCATCTGTTTGGCCTGCTCCGGCGTGAGCGTCGTTTTCTTCCGGTAAGCCCTGCGGCCTCGAATGTGTTTGATGAATACCGACCGCGCCTTTTTCTTGCGCAGTTGCCTACGCGCATATTCCTTCCGACCGAGATTGATGAAAACGCGCTCGCTGATCTTGTCCGCCAGAAAGTCCGCGTACTCCTCGACAGTCATTCCCTCGTCCGATTGAAGCCGCTCCTCGACCTCACTTGACAACGCGCAATCCCGCTCCTTCGGCATTCAGCCATCGCACCTCCCTCACTACCCCCATGCCGTCGTTCCCGGCGGCGACCATCGCCATAAAAAGGCGTTCGCTCTCGTCCAGGTGCTCGACCGTGAGTGTTCCGGCCTTCGCCATCGCCTTGATGCGCTCCGTCGCGGTCCGCGTGCCGTGGATGTAGTCCAACAGCGACAAAAAAGTGTTCTTTGCCCGCTCGTTGTCTCCTTCGGCCCGGAGTCGCGCAAGGTCCTCTTCGAGCTTCGCCTTCTTCTTCTCGAAGGATTGCTCCTCCTCGTACTGCTTGCGCAGCCTCTTCAGTTCGGCCTCGACTGCGGGAGGAGTGACCTCTTTCTCGACGACCCTCTCGACGATTACCTTTTCCGGCTCGACGGCATAGGCGTTCGCCGCTTCGAGAGCCTTCCGCTCCCATTCCCGGGCTTCTCTTCGCAAGGCTTCCAGTTCTCCGTGCAACTCCTCGTCATGCTCCTTGTGGCCGCGCTTGAGGGTTTCGAGGAGGGATATCTTTTCCTTTGCCCTTGCGAGTTCGTCTTTGAGTTTGGCGGTGACTGTGAGGTCGGAGTTTGTGATTGAGGGAGCTTGGGAAATTTCTTCCCTACCGGATAGAATCTGATTGACTCTTCTGGGGGAAACCTTTGCAAACTCAACAATTTTCTCTTTCCCTACTCCCGCCGCCGCCAGCCTCCTGATAAGCTCGTCTCTGTCCTCCTTGGAGAGGTTCCGCCGTCCGAGCTGGTTCAAGTCCATCCACGCCTTCACCGCTTCGATGTCCGGGAAGGATCGGTACACCACCGAGTAGGGAACGCCGTGCTTGTCGCAGATCGCCTTGCGATGGTGGCCGTCCACGAGAACGCCTTCTTCCCGCCAGACCACCAGCGGATCGCGGCAGCCTTCCGCGAGGATGGATTCTTCGAGGAGTCGATTTTCCTCTTCCGATTGCTTCCTTATGTGCGCTTCCAGGACCGGGTGAATCGAGAAAGGTTCTCGGTCCATGGCTTCACCCCTTTCGATGTGTTATGTGCTACTGTGTTCTTTGCCCGACAAGGCGAGGAGAAGAGAATGGAGGACGATAATGCGAATCGCCGTTGGCAAGCCTGTTATTGAGGGAAAGGTGGAAATGAGAGTTTCCTATTTCGAAGAGATCGACGGGTTGGTTTCCAGCGCGGAAGTCACCGTTTGGGTTCCGCATTCCGACTCTGTTTCAGAGCTTGAGTCTCTCGCGAAGACTGAAGCCGAACAGTTTCTATTGCGTGCCGTATCTCACCGTTCCTCCTGATGTTGTCAAGGACTATACCGACGATCAGGTTTTTGAACCACTTGTAGAGCACTGAAAGCACCTCCCTTGTCGGGTGATCTCCATTCTTCGCGGCATGTTGTCCAGCAGTATCCGCAGTCGTTCCGCCGCTTCCGTCACTTCCCGCGCCCAACGCACGAACGCCTCGGATGAGACAACGACTTCGATGGCTTCTCCCACAACACGCACCTCCTTTCGTGAAAATTGGTGGACCTGTATATGGTTGTCAAAGGCCCCAGCTAGTTACGGTTCAGCCGCTTCGGCAGTGCGGCGCCGGGTATCGAGCTTTAGTGGAACGAAACGTGCACATCTTCGGAATCTCGACTGAAACGAATCTCTATGCGGCGCTCTTTTTGCCTTTCCCCCGCTTCGGAGCGGGGGACGGAAGAGGGTTTAGAAGCTCGGAGATACCACACCCAAGGGCTGCCGCTATTTTTTGTAGGTCGCTGCTGCGGGGTTCCCTTCTTCCTTTTTCGAAGTTCAAAATCGTGTTCAACGAAAGTCCAACTTTTTCAGCGAGCTGAGCCTGAGTTAGTCCCGCTTGGGTTCGAAAAACCTTCAAAGTCTCCATTCGATCACCTCCTTATCACACAATCGTGTGACGCATAGAGAGAATAAGCGAAAATCACACGTTTGTCAATACCAATATCACACAAAGTTGTGATTTACGCTTTCACACGTTTGTGTTATTTTGAGGGTTAGAAATAAAGGGGGTGTTCGCGTGGAAACGCTCGGGGCAAGGATTAAGCGGTTGCGCGACAAGGTTGGTTTAACTCAAGAGGGGTTGGCAAAGAGGGTCGAGGTATCCAAAAACACTGTGCTGAATTGGGAAAAGGACAGAAGGGAACCGAGGTCTTCTGAGGTTGAAGCTCTTGCTGATGCCCTTTGCGTTCCAGTATCCGAACTATTGCCAACTTCAGAAGCCTCAATTTTGGTACAGCCAACGACACGGCCAGTCTGCCCCATCACCATCGGTGAAGAACCCGTATGGATTCCCATCGTCGAGCCGCACGTCTGCGCCGGAGGAGGGAATGGATATTGTGAAATAGACTGGGAGCCGGTAGGGAGATATCCCTTTATTCCGGCAGATTTCATGGGTATTGCTTGGCATTCCGGAACGCTTCGCATAATCCGAGTAGACGGAAACAGTATGGAGCCGCGCTACAGGGACGGGGATATGATTATCTTTTCCGAGGAAAGCGTAGAATCAGGAGATACTATTATTGCTTTGTGGGACGGAAGACTTTTCCTTCGGGGATACATTGAAGACAAGAGGAACCGATCATATCGCCTGAAGGCGCTGAATCCAGATTACGCCGACATAGTGATAGATATTGAAGACGAGCGCTTCCAATCGCTCGGGAAGGTGGTTGCAAAGGTAAACAAGCTTGAGTTTGATAGGGGATTCTGGTGAGGGCGGCTAGCCATCTTTTTTGCATGAACCACGAACCTCGAAAACTCTTCATGAGGAGGTCGTTTCCATGTCTCAAAGCCTTGTTGCTCTGGAACAGTCTTTGGCGCTCGCCGTTCCCTTTCCCGGAGAATGGAACATCAGCGTATCTTTTGGCAAATCACGCAGTAGCAATTTTGAAAGAGCTCTCTTTCTTGCCCGAAAAGCCCCTTCGTTTCATGAGGAGGATGATCTTTTCCAAGCCAAGTACTCAGCAAAACCCAAAGAATACCTTGAATTTATCAAGCTTTATGAAATGGTATCCGCATGGAAGTCCACCTTTGTAGCAATCCGTGGAGAGCAGATTGACAGAAAGTTGGTCGGGAATCTGAATTACTGCTACGGCGATAAGTGCCGCTCTGGAAACAAGGATTTTTGTTATGGTGCAAGCCCTATGACGGAAAATCCGTTCGGATGCCACAGGCTTCAGATTAGCGCGTGCAATCATCCATGGTGGTCTTTCGGTGAAATGGATACCGCCGGGATATGGCACGTAGATATCGAGGCCATGTGCGAGCGTATAGAGAGCTATGCTGAAATATATGCCCATTGTCCATCGTTTTTCAAGGAATCAATAATCAAATGCCTGCAATCTTTCCCCAGCACTATCAACCCCAGAAAAGAGAAAAAGTGGAGATACACTTTCAATGGGGCAGGAATAGAGCCCCAAGGCGCTCCTGGTGGAATTACCGCCCGTATTGTTGTAAATCTCGGCACCCCTTCCACTGTCCCCTTAAATACAAGCGAGGCGCTTAATAACCGACCTTCTCTCTTTCGGGATAATGACAACATCGCACGTGGCGTTCAATGGGTCTCTACGCTTGACGAGAAAACGTGCCTCTTTTGTGGGGCGCTGGATGGCAAAAGTTGGGATATGAACGGGAAGCCATTGGGAGGGAACCCCTTCATTCTCCCCAGTGGTGAAGCTCACTCCGGATGCAGGTGTTCTCTTGTTCCTATTACCAAAACTTTCCGAGATATGGGCATTGATCTGGATGAGTTCCCCGCAGGAACAAGGGCATCGAAAGATGGACAGGTGAGCGAAAGTATGACTTATGAAGAATGGCTGGCAACGCAAAGCGTTGAATTTCAAAAGAGTAAGCTCGGGGAGGAACGCTTTGTTTTATGGAAATCCGGGAGAGCACGCCTATCTGATTTTCTTGATAGGGAGGGTGGAATGATCCCCATTGAAGACGTTCTTGCATCGCCACGAAGCGATGGCACAACAGTCAACGCGAGGGGTATAATCGGTTTTTTTCGCAAGCTTTTTGGTTAAGAATTGATTCCAAGTTCAAGGAGGGAATGATATGAAAAAAGCGATACTCGCAATTGTTATTGTACTGGTTTTTGCGTCCATATCTTTTGCTTACACCCTTGAGGTTACTACAGAGACTAATTTCCCTATTGATGGAACATACACAGACAGGACCGCAGAGAAACAAGCGGAATTCCCAAACTGCCAAAAAGCCCTTCAGGTCAGCGCGTCCCTTTTTCAGAACAGACCGAACGCAATAGAGTTCGGTCTCAATTTCGAAAGCCCGGAAGGGAAGCGCCGTGTCGAGGTCTACCTTGAAAGGACGGGCGGCGGACATGAAAAAGTGTTCGATCAGGAGACCAATTACATATGGCTCTTCGACACTTTCGACGTGTTGAAAAGTTCGGAGTATGACTTGTCTCGTCCGCTTCAAGCCGTTACAGGGTGCATTGTTGTATGTGTTGGAGGGGCTATACCTGATCCCACCCCCACGCCGGAGCCTACACCAGAACCGACCCCAACGCCGAATCCGAATACAGCTTCTTCGGGTGGTGGATGCAACGCCACAGCATCCTCGTTCACCTTTCTCCTTGTGCTCCCTTTGTTCATGCTGAAAAGGTAGGAAAATGCCATGAAAATAATCAAGCTGGTCCTTTGCCTCGTCGGTCTTGCGGTCCTGTTCATGCCGAAGGCTGACACATACGAACCGCGCCCGGCGAAAGAACCGCAATCCCGCGTCAGCGCAGAATCCAATCAAGGCGTCGCCTACGAGTTCGCTAAGGGTTTCGTCGAGGATCGTCTTGCGTCCCCGAGTACGGCGGAATTCCCGAGCATCTGGCAACTCAAATATGAACAGGTAGACGCCAGCACGTGGAAGCTCTGGTTTTACGTCGATTCTCAGAACGCCTTTGGTGCGACCGTCAGGACGCAGTGTTATACCAAGGTCATGTATCTTGGTCCGAGCAGTTGGAAGCTGCTCGACATCAAACTAAAATGATCCCCGCAGCCGCCTACGCCGGGTATTCGTCCGATCTACAGGACGAAATGAGCATCACCGGTCAGCTCGACGAGATACGCGCCTTCGCCGCAAAGAACGGCTATGAGGTCGTTTCCATTTTTGCCGACAGAGCTGAGCGCGGCAGTTCCGACGTGCGCCCGCAGTTCCTCGAACTCCAAGCGGCCGTAAAGTCTCCGACGTGTCCGTTCAAGGCCGTCATAGCGTGGAAGAGCGACCGCATAGCCCGCAAGTACGAACTCGCGGCAGGCTTTCGCGGGTTCCTCCGGCGTCGCGGCGTTGCCTTGCTCTTTGTGGCAGAACCGAATATTGACGGCCCTGTGGGAGCGCTCCTGTCAGCCGTCATGGACGGCATGAACGAGTTCTACAGCGCGAACTTGGGAGAGAACGTCAAGCGCGGTATGAGGACGGCCGTATCTCGCGGCTACGCCTCCGGAGGTACGGCGCTGTACGGCTACCGGAAAATCCGAATCGAGATTGACGGTCGCCTGCGGTACCGTTGGGAGATCGACCCGAAGACTGCGCCCATTGTTAGGCGCATTTACGCCGAATACGCCGCCGGCGCGGGGCTGCGTACAATCGCGAGATCGCTGAACGAGGACGGCGTACCGGCTGCACGCGGGGGAAAGTGGAACACCAGTCAGGTGCACGCTCTTCTTTTCGACCGCCGGGACGGGTATCTCGGACGACTGACCTACGGCAAATGCTCGCGAAAGGAACCTGAGCCGGGAAGCGGCATCCGTAAAGGGAACACATCAAAAACGCTCCTTTCTCGGGAGGAGTGGACCGTCTGCGAGGATGCGCACCCGGCGCTGATAACGCCGGAGCTTTCCGCCGCAGTGGACGCCGCGCACTCCGGGAGAACGCCCATCTCCGAGATCATGGAGAGAACGAAGCGTACCCGGCTACTTTCCGGGCTGCTCCGTTGCGGCGTGTGCGGGAAGAAGTACGTCGTCACCACCAACTCTAAAGGCCGCCATTACTACGCCTGCTACTCCGCCCGCTGGGAGACGTCGTGCGGAAATAGATACGTACCGCAATCCGCCATAGAGAGCGCAGTCAAAAAAGCGGTAGTAAGAAAGATGCGAACCTTGGAAAAGGAAATACTGCGAGCGATAAAGGAAGGGAAAAGGGCGACAACGCCGGTAGAGCTGCGGGATATAGCCGTCGAGCGGGAAGCGGTCAAGAAAAAGCAGGAGCGATTAATCGACGCCATCTCCGAGGGCGTGTTGCCGTTCGACCTCGCGGGAGAGCGGTTAAAAGCCCTGCAAAACACCCTTGAACGCCTCGCTTTTGAGGAAAAGGAGCTACAGGGCCATTTCAGCAAAAACGTCGATTCTACGGCCGCTCTCGACGGTCTACGAGCACTCCCCGAGGGCTGGCAGGAAGACGAAGAAGTGTTTCGTGCGCTCTTGCTATTCCTTGTGGATTCAATCGAAATACACCGCACGCACGCCACGATCAACTACAAAATCCCCGTCAAGCCCTCTCAAATATGATCGCCGGTTTGACACCCGCAGGCGCACGGATTCGCCGCCACGACGAGCAGCACCCTGCAGGGGTAGAGCGCCGAGCCCGTCGCCCTGCTCACGG